TGTTGCTGATCAGCGAAACGCAAGGGGTGGGCAAGGGAACGCTCGCCAAGATATTGGCCCCGTTGGTAGGAGAGGAAAACGTCAGCACTCCTTCTGAGCATGAAATCGTCGATAGTCCGTTCAATTATTGGATCGCGCACAAGCGGCTCGCCGTGGTCCATGAAATTTATGCCGGTCACTCTTCCAAGGCTTATGACAAACTCAAGTCGATAATCACCGACCCGGACATCTCTGTTAATCAGAAGAATCAACCGGTCTACAAGATTGACAATTGGGTGCACGTGTTCGCGTGCTCGAACTCGATGCGAGCGCTCAAGCTCAGTGAGGACGATCGACGTTGGTTTGTTCCGAAGGTGACTGATCAGAAGTCAGACCCTCACTGGTGGGGAGAATTCAATGAATGGCTCAAGGACGGCGGGCTCGGGATCATCAAGTGGTGGATGCAGGAGTGGCTGAAAAATAATGATCCTGTTGCGCCGGGGGAGGACGCTCCTTGGTCCTCGACCAAGCGAGAAATGATTGAGGAAGGCTATTCGGAAGGTCAGATGCTGGTCGCGAAGACGCTTGACCAGATAAAGGAGAAAATGAATGGGACAGGCGCGATGGTCCTTGACACCGACCTCCAAAAGTTGATTAAGGACCAGCTCTACGAAGGCAGGCAGAACGACCGAATAGAAAAGCTCGCGACCATCCGACGAATCGCCCGGCAACGCGGTTGGTTCATCAACAAATTTCCTAATCATGCATTCAAGCCTTGGGGGATCTCGGCGTTCAAAGCCCAGCTAATTTGCTCGGAGGCGGTCCACGCCGGGATGCAATGGAAGGAACTTCGCGACCTCGGATTGAGCCCCACCAAGCCCGATCCTGGGCCGGGCGAGACCGGACCTAGGCCCAATTTTTAGGTGAAAGGTGCGTAAACACCTCCACCGTAATCATTGGAGAAAAAGACGACCAGAACCAAATTTCGACCCCTTTCCTTACCCCCCACGGAATAAAGACGCAAGAGAAAGGGGAGCTTTATTCCTTAGGAGGTAGGGAATTGGTTCTTTTTTTGGTTCTGGTTCTGGGTCAGAACTTAGCGTGAATTCGAGGGGCTTTCCTTTTGGTCCATTCCGAGCGATAAGGGTCCCAGTCGATTCGCCCTGGGAGGGGAGTTTCCGCGCGCATGCCTTGGTTGGTCGCCCAGACAGCCCCTTCGAGCGAACGGATCGCGCAGGACTATGCCACGCGCGGTGGCGCGACCTGCTACCTCCCCGCCATCAAAAGGGTTCGCGTCGTCGCCGGCCGCCGAGTGGTGCGCCGCGAGACGCTGTTCCCTGGCTACCTCCTGGCGGCCATGAGCGAGGAATGGCGTTCGCTCGCTCGGGTGCGCGGGGTGACCCGGCTGCTGATGGCCAACGAGCGCCCAGCGCTGGTGGCGGACGAGGCTATCGACGAGCTGCGTGCGATGCACGACGAAGACGGCTTCGTACGGTTGCCCCTCGCGCCCGATCGGTTCACGTGTGGCGACAAGGTGCGCGCCATCAATGGCGTGTTTCGGGAGTTCGAGGGAATCTATCAGGGCATGGGCGCGCACTCGCGTTGCCAGGTCTTGCTTGACATGCTGGGAGCCAAACGGCTCATCGCGATACCGGAAGAAGATCTCATCGCTGCTTAGATGGCGTAGCGCAGCGCCAGACGAAGAGAAATCGCTTTCGGGTTTTCTTTCAACTTACCATTCTCGCGCGGCGAGGGTGGGGCGCAGAGCGCTGAAAAGCAAGGATCATGGCAGCACCGAAAGGTAATCAGTACGGCGTTGGTGGTCCTGGAAATCCAAATGCCGGGCAGACCAAGTACGATCCGAAGTACGTCGTGATTGCTCGGCAGGCCGCCGAGAACGGTATGACAAATTACGAGATCGCCGAGCTGCTGGAAGTGGGCGAACCGACCATCTACGTTTGGATGGTCAAACACAAAGCTTTTGCCGAAGCTCTAAAGGCCGGCCGTGAGCCCGCCGACGATCGCGTGGAGCGCAGCTTATACCACCGCGCCACAGGCTATACGCGCAAGCGCTACATCAAGGTCAAGGACAAAGAAACCGGCGTCATCACAGAAGAAGAAATCATCGAGCACGTCCCGCCCGACGTCACCGCTTGCATCTTCTGGCTCAAAAATCGACGCAAGACAATCTGGCGCGATCGCCACGATGACGATGGCTCCGGCGGCGTGCTGCGAGTGCAAGTGACCGGCGGCTTCGTGAAGACGGAAGAGAACAAGTGAACGTCGCCGTCGCAGAGCCGAAGTTCGACAAGCGCATCGCGTTGCCCGAACCGCATCCGGATCAGATCAATGCATTCAAGGTGATCGAGCGCAATCGTTTCACCGCGGTGCGTTGCGGCCGGCGCTGGGGCAAGACCGACTTGGCGAAGATCCTCGCTTCGCAGTCCGCGCTGCAAGGGTTTCCGGTTGGCTGGTTCGCGCCGGAATACAAGTTCGTCAGTGAAGCTTACAACGAACTTGCGTCCACGCTCGACCCGATGATTGTGCAGTCTTCCAAGATGGAAGGCGTGATGCGATTGTATGGCGGTGGCCGCATCGACTTCTGGTCGCTGGACAATGAGCGCGCCGGTCGGTCGCGTAAGTACAAGCTCGTCATCATTGACGAGGCGGCATTCGCCAAGCCTAATATGATCGACATTTGGCAGCGCTCGATCAAGCCGACATTGCTGGACCTTGGCGGGACTTGCGTCGCGACCAGCAACACCGCAGGCATCTCCGACGACAATTTCTTCTACCGCATCTGCCCGCGAGAAGGCGAGACCATCTCCGAGTTCGGCTTCGCGGAGTTCCACGCGCCGACCGCGAACAACCCCTATATGCCGCGCGAGGAAGTCGAGAAGCTTCAGCGTGACAATCACCCGCTCGTCTACCAGCAAGAATACCTTGCCGACTTCGTTGACTGGTCAGGCGCGGCGTTCTTTTCGCAAGACTCTCTTCTTGTCGGAAACGCGCCGGTGGCGGTGCCGCCGAATTGCGATACGGTGTTCGCCGTCATCGACTCCGCCGTCAAGACGGGGAAGGAAAATGATGGAACCGCTGTTATTTATTTTGCTTACTATCGTAATCCCCGCGCTTCTGGCTGTCGACTCGTTCTTCTTGATTATGATGTTCTCCAAATAGAAGGCGCCGTGCTCGAGACCTGGCTGCCGAATGTCGTCGAGACGCTCAAGGCGCTGGCGAACGAGCACAAATGCATTCGCGGCCCGGCGGGAGTGTGGATCGAGGACAAGGCGTCCGGCATGATCCTGGTGCAGCAGGGTCAGAAGAAGTATGGCTCATTCATCAAGGCGATCGACTCCAAGCTCACGGCGGTCGGCAAGGACGAGCGCGCCATCTCGGTGAGCGGCTACGTATATCGAGGTCTGGTCAAGATCGGCGAGAAATGCTACGCTAAAACCGTGAACTATAAGGGCTCGACGCGCAATCACCTGATCAGCCAAGTCGTCGGCTTCCGCATCGGTGACAAGGACGCGGCGAAGCGCGCGGATGATTTGTTGGATTGTTTCACGTACGGCATCGCGATGGGACTCGGCGATGCGGGAGGGTTTTGAGATGAACAGACGATCATTCACAGCACTCGGCGCAGCCGCGGTCGTGGCACCGCTGGTTCCGGCGCTGGCGCAGGAAGCTGTCGTTGGACAGAGCCTGCCGATGGACTCTCATTTCACTTATGCGTTGGTGCTGCAATATCATGATGCGTCCATCAAAGATGCGACCGCGGAAGCCCTCATCATCCATCCGCGCGGCAAGGTAGACGTCGCGCCGGGATGGACAATCGAGCGTGCCATGACCGTTATCTGGCCTCAGGTCGGCAAGTGGTGGGGCGAGCCCAACACCATCGGCGAGTTCTTCGCGCTCATCTATCGGGATGATCCGAACCCGCTCACCTATGTCGAAAAGGACGTGCCGGCGCCCACGCCGCGGGACGGCAATCTGGTGGCCGTTATCTCACGAGACGGCATCGTCGAGTTCGGCCCGCAGTTCGACGGCGATGAATCGGACCGCGCGGCATGGCGCGAGATGGGCCGCGTGTTCGTGAAGCTCGCCGCGCAATAATGCTTGACCGTGCAACGCCTCGAGATCTGGTATCTGCGGATCGCCTTCGCGATCCTCCTCGTCGAGGTCGTCCTCCTCGGTATGCGATCTATCGGTGGTTAGACAGATGGTGCTCCGCTGGAGGACACGGGCAAACTAGAATCAAGAGGCAATGTTCTTTGTTTTACGGCCTCCCGACTCCGGCAATGCGCGCGTGGATCGATCGATAATGAGCGGCAAGGTCGCGAACTATTCTGGTGCGCTTAACGTGGGTGACCGAGTGCGTCTCATCGCGGTCCCGGCCCACAGCGCCAATCGCGTCACGCTCGAAGGCTTGATCGGACGCGAAGGGATAGTTAAGAAGAAGATGCTCTCGGAGAGCTGCGTGCTCTGGTACTACGTTTCTTTTCAGTGCGGGCCGTTTGAGGCGCTGACGTTCGCTGTGAGCAGGGACATGATTCGATGAGCTGGTTCGGTGGCCCCACGATCTCCGGCCCGCTCGCCGAATTTCTCCAGGCGGGGCAGATCGTGCCCGGCGAGGAGCCCGGCTATCAGCTCTGCAAGACGATCTATACGTACCATCCGATCGGCGGCAAGATGGTCGACGCGCCGGTCAAGATGGCGATGAGCCAACCGCGCGAGATCAATATTGCCGTCCCCTCCGAGGAACGAATTCGCGAAGCGTTTCTCGAGCAGTGGGAAGCCGACAATATGGACACCTACATCGCGCAGCTCGCTGGTACTTCGCGCACATACGGCATTGCTTCGCTGGCAATGATCATCGACGGCATGAAGTCCGACGCGATGATGCCGCTCGATAAGCTCTACGAGAAGAACATTTCGTTCTCGATCTTTGATCCGCTGAACACGGCCGGGTCACTGGTTCTCAACCAGAACCCGAACGCCATCGACTTCATGAAGACCAACGACATCGTGGTTCAGGGCGAGCGGTACTCCAAAGACCGTTGCGTCGTGTTCATGAACGAGCGCCCGATCTACATTCAATACACCACGTCCGCTTTCGGCTTCGTTGGTCGCAGCGTCTATCAGCGCGTCGTCTACCCGCTCCAAGCATTCCTGTGGTGCATGAAGACGGACATGATGGTCGCGCGCAAGGCGGGTCTGCTGGTCGCGAAGATGAAGCCGGCGGGATCGGTGATCGACGGCGCGATGCAAATCCTGTTCGGTCAGAAGCGCGCGCTGCTTCAGGAAGCTGTGGTCGACAACGTGCTCGGCATCACGCCCGAGGAAGATGCGCAGTCGCTCGACTTGACGAATCTTGAAGGCGCGTACTCTCTCGCGCGCAAGAACATTCTCGAGACCATCGCGGCCGGCGACGATATGCCGGCCAAGCTGCTCAATCAGGAGACGTTCGCGGAGGGCTTCGGCGAGGGCACCGAGGACAGCAAATACGTCGCCGGCTACATCGAGCGGCTGCAGAAATGGATGCGCCCGGCTTACGCTTATGCCGACAAGATTGTGCAGCATCGCGCGTGGAACCCCGATTTCTTCGATTCCATCAAGGCGCGCGACCCCGAGTATGCGCGGATGGATTACACGACCGCGCTGAAGAAGTGGCAGAACGCCTTCAAGGCGGCGCATCCTTCGCTGATCCGCGAGCCCGAGAGCGAGCTGATCAAGGTCGACGAGGTGAAACTCAAGTCGATCGTCGAGCTGGTAGAAATCCTCGCTCCGATCCTCGACCCCGCCAACCGCATTACTCTCATTCAGTGGGCATGCGACAATGTCAACGAGTTCCAGCACATCATCTCTGCCACGCTCGACCTCGACTACGACATCCTGGAGCAGTATGAGTTGGAGAAGGCTGAGAGCGGCGCTACGGAAGATGTTGGGGTTGCAGGTGAAGAGCCTAAACCACCGTCCCCTAATTCACGTGTCGACAGCGTCGTCAAGCTCATCCAGTCCCGACGTAACGATCGTCTTGCCGACAACCTCAACAAAGGGCTACAGAGCCATACCGCTCGCATCGGTGATCTGGATCGGCGTGTGGACGCCATCCTGCGGAGCGTAGCCAGTGCTCGACGCTAAGAAAGGATTTTCTTGGTTGCGCGAGATCCCTCGCGTCAGAGAGTTCTTCTCGGCGCAGAGACACTTCATCGGCTGGGCTGCTTATTTCCCGTGGAATGTGCGCAAGTGACACTCGACGCTAAGAAGATCGACGCAGCGGTGAGCGCCGTCGAGCGCTTCAAGTCGCGCGTGGATCGGTATGCGGACGCCGCGGATTATGAGTCCAGCGAAGGCAATCGATGCAGCGACGCCGAGGAGCAGCAGGAATCTAAGTCCCGCTCCAAGGAGACGACGCACAACAAAGAGACCCGCCAGACCAAGGACGGTGAGAAGCACGTCGTCGAGACCAAGCAGACCTCCGAGCCGCAGGCCGAGGACAAGCCCGATCCCGCCGCGAAGGCGCAGTCCGGCGAATCCAAGGCCGCAGTCAACGCGCTGAAGACCAAGATCGCGCAGGACAAGAAGGAAGAGCGCTATGCCAAGAGGGACGACGCTATGAAGCCCGATCCGAACATGTCCGCCGAGAAGATGGACAAGATGGTCTCGACGACCGAGAAGCTGGTCAAGCGCATGGACGCGTACGAGGCGCGTTGTCGCTCCGACGACTACGGCCATCCCATCGCGTCCGGCTTCCGCACCCAGGAGCAGGAGCGGCGGAGCGACGACACCGTTACGCAGGAAGAGATTCACCACACCATTGCCAAGCACCAGCGCGACGAGCGCGCGGAAGACGACGAGGAGTCCGACGCGAAGGGCGGCGACAATCCGCGGAAGGACGCGGAGAAGCGCGCTGATGCTGACAAAGAGAACACCCCCGAATGGGAGCGTGAGTGGGCGCGGCTCGAAAGGCTTTATGACCAAGTCGAGGATTCGGGCGACAGCAAGAAGATCCTCGAAGTCGCCAAACAGATGAAGGCGCACATACGCAAGCAGCAGGCGACAGGCGGCAATAAGGTTTCGATGTTCGAATAATGCCCGCTTCCGCTCGCCGTACCTTCGACGAGATTCTCACCGCGGCCGTCGCGGACCTGACGGACCACGGCTTCGATAGCCCCGGCCGCGTCGAATACTGGACGAGAATGCTGCAAGAGGCGGCCGAGCGAGTCGCCGGCAGCTCACACATGCGCGAGGAGGCGTTGCGCCGTGGACTCGAGACCATTTATCGCCGCCTGGTGGAGCGCGGTGGCCTTGCAAAGCGACATCGTGGCGTCGCTCGCTTCGTTCTGGAGCGGGTCAAGCCGAGCCTTCGCGCAGAGCTTGATCGTCGCATATACGCCGCCGCCGACCTCATCAAGCTCAATAAGGAACGAGCCGTCGAGCAGACGCTCCAGCGACTCAAGGGGTGGGCTACTTCAGTTCCCGCGGGCGGATCTGTCGTCGTAGACAAGAGAGAAGTGAAAGAAAATGTCAAGAAAGCGCTCGGGTCTCTCGCGTTCGAAGAGCGACGCGTTGTCATCGACCAGGGACACAAGCTCGCGAGTTCACTCAGTGACATTCTCGCTAGGGAAGGGGGCGCTCTGGCGGGAATATGGCATTCGCATTGGCGCCAGTCTGGCTACAATTACCGCGAAGACCACAGAGAGCGAGATAGTGTGGTTTACGCTGTCCGCGGAAACTGGGCGCTCCAACGCGGCCTGATGAAATCGCCGAACGGCTACACCGACGAGATCGAACAGCCTGGCGAGTTTGTCTATTGCCGCTGCTACTACCAGTGGATCTATTCGCTGCGCGACCTGCCGCGCGACATGCTCACCCAGAGGGGCATCGATGAACTCGCAAGAGTTAGACGCGAAATTAGTGGCCCCAATGGGCGCGCTGACGCGGCGGGAGTTGCGCCAAGTAGCGAAGGCGCGCATGCGGGGGCTGAAGATCGAAGCGAAGGAACACGCGAGAGTGCAGGTGCAGGCGTTTCTTAGAAATCAAGAGGGGTTCGAGGGGTGGTTGCGTAGGAATATGAGTGAGGAGTGACCCCTATGACCCGCTACATTTTCGACACCTGGCAGGACGTGACGCCGCACATCCCGGATCTGCTGCGCACATTCCCGCAGGGCGTGGACGTCATCCGCTACGTCTGCCGCGCGCCGACGGGGTCGTGGAAGACGATCAAGACTGCCGAGGCGCGGGCCATCGCGGCGACCAACGGCAAGATCCGCCTCGGCATCGTCAGCGAGCTGGTGGCGCAGACTTTCGGCGCGGACGCGGGGCGTGCAGACGGGCAGTGGGCTGCGGAGCAATGTGAGCTCTTTGGGGCGCCGCAGAACTTCTTCCTGGCCTACGCGTCCGACGCCAACTACCCGCGCAACCGGATCGGTGCGCACGGTGCCGCGTTCCAGGCGTTCTTCCTCGCCAACGCACATCTCAAGCCGCAGCGGTGGTGCTACGGCGCGGGCGACACCTGCGACTACCTGGAGCGAATGGGCTTCATCGATTCCGACGGCACGTGGCTCACGCAGTCCAACGGCTTTTCCGGGACCACGCGAGCGCTCAACTCCGGCGACTGGGACATGCACCAGAAGCTGTCGGCCAAGCTATTCGGGATGAACATCGACCCGAACGTGTTGCGCGATCCCGCGCGCGACGCCGGGTTCTTCATCCCACGAGTTGCGCCTCCACCTCTACCAGACGCGGTGTTTCCTGCCACCGCGTCCACGCAGGATGTGGAGGCGCTTCAGCTCGCACTCAACTCGGTCGACAATGCCGGATTGACTGTGGACGGCGTCTACGGCCGCGACACCATGCGCGCCGTGACCGAGTATCAGTCGTCGAAGGGTCTCGCGGCGGACGGCGTCGCAGGGCCGGACACCGTTAAGGCGATTAAGGCGACGTGATGCGCGACCTGCCGCCATCTCGCGAATTCGCGAATGCTCTCGCCTGGGCGTTCGTTTCCATCTTGTTTGCAATCGTCGGAACGTGCGTCATCGGGGTCATCCTGATGATCAAGGAGCTTTTCTGAAAGGCGGGGGAGGGACCACCACCTGAAGGAGAACTGCTATGGCTTGTGTAACCAATCCGCAATTCTGGATTTACCTGATTGTGGTGATCGGGGCGATTACTATCATTCGCATCTTGATTCCATGGTTCATCTCGTTCTTCGGATTCCCTGCCCCGATGCCGCAGGTGATGATGGTTGTGATGTGGGTCTTGATTGCGTGTTTCGGCGTTTACTTGCTGTTCATGCTGATCGGGTGTGTCGGCCCGTTGCCGTCGCTATCGCCTCCGTTGCACAGATGAACGCGACCATCGAGCGCGAACCATTGCTGGGTGCCGACGTCACGGATGGCACTCAATTCGGCGTCATTGACGTGGTCGTTCGTCACGAGTCCGGCAATCAAGTTCGCGTCAAGTTCGACGACGGTCGCTGGGAAACCTACGACTGGGGCGAAATCTCCTGGGACCGCGGTCTCTGGCACGTCAAAGGGGAATAGGGATGCCGCTCACCGCCAAGGGTTCAGAGGTCATGGCCAAACTCAAGAAGGAGTATGGCCCCGAAAGCGGTGAGCGCGTGTTCTACGCGATGAAGAACAAAGGGACGTTGACGGGAGTGGATCGCTCCGACGCCGCCGAACCAGGCACCCCCGAGGACCAGACGCCCATTCCCGCAGACTACGGCACCAAGCTCGACAAGGCTGTTGCTGACGCCGAGCGTCTGATGACCCGCGTGGGATGCTACATGGACCGCAACGACGGGCAGATGTGCAATATCGCGGATTCCGACACCGGGGCTGAACGCGCGGGCATCGAGATCCACGGAAAGCGGGAGATGGTGCGGTGATCTGGACTCCGATCATCGCCGGGATGTGTGCCTTCATGTTCCACGCGCACGGCGGCGATTACGTCACCATTGGCACTGTGGTCGACGAGGCGTGCGATCCGTTCCTGACTGTGTCTGACGGAACGTCGTTGCCGCCGTTTCCGGATTTCGATCACGCGGTGCATGTTGAGATCGGCAAGGATGGTGCGCGATTGACCATCGACGACAAGAACTTCTTCGTTCCGCGGAGTGACGGCGCGTGATCAACGCCGCCGGCATACTGTTCCTGGCGCCTGGACGCCGCGCGCTGTTCCTCAAGCGCAGCGGGCAGGGCGACCATGCGAACGAGTGGTGTTTTCCTGGTGGATGCGCCGAGGACGACGAGACACCGGAAATGACGGCGCGGCGCGAGGCGCGTGAGGAGATCGGCAAGCACCCGAACCTCAAGCTGCGGCTCCATACGCGGTCGATCTCGAATCAATCTACTTTGGCTGCTGCGGCGGGGGTCCCTCTCGTGGCCGCGGCGGAGGCCGGGGCGAGCGCGGCAAACCTCCCGGTGGACGCCGCCCCGGCTGCCGCCTTCGATCCCACCGCCGCTCCACCAGACAGCTTGGTCGACTTCACCACGTTCGTCATGGAAGTCGAGCGTCCGTTCATGCCGGACGAGAGCCTGTTCGGCGCCGACAAGGAGCACGTCGCCTGGGCCTGGGCGCCGATCGATTCGCCCCCTACTCCGCTGCATCCGGGGGGCGAGATCGCGCTCGCCCGGTTCGACATGGACGAACTTGGCGTGGCGCGGGCGATGGCGGAGGGTCGTCTCACGTCGCCACAACAGTACGAGAACATGACGCTGTTCGACATCCGGATCACCGGGACCGACACGGCGTATCGCAAAGCGTTGGACGAGTTCGTGTTTCGTCGGCCTGAGAACTACCTCACGCCTGAGTTTCTAGCGAGATGCAACGGACTGCCCGTGATTATGGAGCACCCCAAGGGTGCGGTGCTGAACTCGAAGGAGTTTAACGACCGTATCGTCGGGACGGTGTTCCTGCCCTACCTCGGTAACGACACGCACCACGCGGCCGACGAGGTGTGGGCGATTGCGAAGGTCTACGACGTAGACGCGATACGGGTTCTTTCCGATCGCAAGATGTCGACGTCTCCGTCTGTCGTATTTCGCTACCCCGAGGTCAACCAGAAGGTTGAACTCGAAGACGGATCGACCCTCTTGATCGAGGGCAAACCAAGTCTCCTGGACCACATCGCCATCTGCGAAGTGGGGGTGTGGGATAAGGGGGGTCCACCAGAAGGCGTTGAATCGGTTGAAGTGAAGGTTGACGCGGAATTGGCGAGAGCGGATTCGATTCCATCCCCGAGACTGGATCCAGGCAAGCTGGATGAAATTGAAAAGCGAACCTTGGCTTTGGTGGATCGCTTGGATAGTTTTAGCAAGAGAAACGCATCCCGTGGGTGAGTTTTACGTTTACGCGCTGCACCGAGATGAAGGATGCACCGACCCTTTTTACGTTGGGAAGGGAAAACGCGACCGGATGAAATTTCATGAAAGCGAAGCCGTAAAAGGCGCATCAAAGAATCGCAGGAAAGCGGCGGCGATCAAAAAACGCCTTAACGAACTAGGCTTTGTTCCAAAGCAGATTTTGGCGGCAAATTTATCCTCGGAAGAAGCTTTCGCGGTGGAAAAATCTTTGATCAGCCAATACGGCCGCATCGATCTCGGAACAGGACGCTTGACAAATTTGTCCGATGGGGGAGAAGGAATCGGATCGAGGGTTTCAGAGGAAACTCGCCAAAGAATGCGCGATCGCGCGCTGGCGAATGGCAGCCGCCCACCATCCCGTCTGGGCGCTAAAGATTCGGAAGAAACTCGACGAAAGAAGCGAGAGAAAAGCATCAAAAATGGTAATCGGCCGCCTTTGAGAAAGGGTCCTTTTTCGGCTGAGCATAGAGCAAATCTTAGCAAAGCGATGAAAGGAAAGCCCGGCAGGAAGGGCATCCCTTGGTCAGAAAGCAGGCGTGCCGCGTTTGAGTTGAATCGCAGTTCCAGGCCAACATCTCCCCCGCTGGAGTTGGCGCAAAGGAGGGTTATTCGCGGGACAAACCTAGGAGATGTAAAATGCCAGAGACCGAAGAGAAAAAGGCTTTGACTGAGGAGAAGAAGGAAGGCGAAAAGGCCACCGACTCCACTTCCAAGGCCGACGCGGATGCGGGCACCAAGCTCGACCGCGTGTTGTCGTGTCTTGACTCGTTGTCCTCGCGCATGGATTCCATCGAGGAGATGGAAAAGAAGCGCGGCGACTCGGCCAAGAAGGCCGACGACGACGATGACGAGGACGATGAGAAAGCGAAGGAACTCGCCGCAGACAAGGCCAAGAAAGATTCCAAGCGCAAGGACGGAGAGATGCCGGAGCAGTTCAAAAAGGACAAGCGCAAGGACTCCAAGAAGGCCGACGAGCACGACGAGAAGATCGCCGCCGACAAGAAGCGCGGCGACGATGACGATGACGATGACGACGATGACGATGACGACAGCAAGAAGAAGGACAGCCGGAAGGCGGACTCTCGCGCTGACTCGCTCGCCCGTCGTCTCGACAGCATCGAGCGTCTCGTTGCGCCGCGCTCCGACGCCGACGAAGCGGCCCTCGCCGACGCGCAGTCGCGCGCCGACAGCGCCTACATGATGATGGGCGATTCCGCTCCGCGTCCGATGGACGGGGAATCGGTCGTCTCCTATCGCATTCGGTTGCTCAAGAAGCACCAGGCGAAGTCCGGCGCGTGGAAAGACGTGGACCTCGGCAAGCTCGCCAAGGCCGACAGCGCAGCGCTCGAGATCGCAGAGAAGCAGATCTACGCCGATTCGATCGCGGCCAACACGTCGCCGGCTTCGGTCGCGGAGGGACACCTCCGCATGATCCGCAAGTCGGACGAGACCGGTCGCACGCACATTTCGTGGGTCGGCCAGCCGCGTGCCTGGATGCAGCAGTTCGCTCCTCCGACGCGTCGGGTCGCGTTCTTCGAGACGCGGTCGCAGAACTAACCTTTATGCCGAGCGATGGGGGACAGGTGAACCCACTCCAATAAGCGCGCGACTCTGATGATATGGACAGTCGCATGCCCGGATCGTTACCGGGTCGCTCGGCGCCCACTCTAACTTCAAGGAACTTCACACCATGGTCTTCCCCATCACCAATCCGCTGCCGACTTCGAATGCGGCGGGCACTTTCATCACCTCCACTGCGGGGTATATTCAGGGCACCGCGCTCAATGATCCGGCGGTGCGCTTCGCGCTGGCCGGTGGCATTCTCGGTCCCAACGAGACGCTCCCGATGTGGGGTGGCGTCGGCATCGCGGAGGCTGTCACCCCGATCTCGGCGACCAAGCCGTTCCCGGTTCCGAACCTCGGCGGTTACGTCACTCGCGCGACCACCTTGTCGCTGAACAACGCCGGCACCCTCACGGGCTTCAGCGTGTTCGACCAGGACCACGCGATGATCAACTCGCCGCAGAGCCCGGTTCCGACTTCGGCTCCCGGCATGACGGTCAACTTCTACCGGCTCGGCTCCGGCGCGCGCATCGCAGTTCGCATCGACCCGACCTACGCCGCCGGCCTGCTCGGCGGGACGATCACGCAGCAGTCGTCTTGGGACTTCAACGACCAGCTGTTGCAGCAGTATGACGCTTCCACTGCGACGTACTCGATCACGTCGCAGACATGGTCTTCGACCAACGGCGGTCAGGTCGCGGTCGTGATGGCGACGCCTTCGCCGACCACAGGCATCGGCGACGTGATCAACGTCTCCGGCACCACCAACACCGGCACTGGCAGCGTCTCGTTGATCAACACCGAGCATACGATCAACACCTGGACCGACGCGTCGCACTTCACCTACCTCCTGCCGGGCACCTCGACTCTGTGGGGAACGTTCGCGGGCACCCAGGTCCTCAATTACGGCACCGGCCTGCTGAACGTCAAGATCCTCGACGTCCAGCTCGGCAACTCGATGACGGTCGTCTACAACCCCGTCACCGGCAACTGCACCTGGCAGTACGCAGGCAACACGGCGATCATCCTCATCTGAGGCGCCATAGGAAGGAGAAAGCGTTATGGCGAATATCGCCCCGTCATTCCAAATCGTCAGCCCGAGCTTCATCGAGCCGGGCATCATCCTGCCGTACGTGCAGGCGTCCGGCGCATTCGAGACGCTTTACGACGGCCAGCCGCAGATGAAGCTCTCTGACGGCGACTTGTACGTCTACATGAAGCGGATCGACCTGCGCTCGCGGGTCGCGGCTGGTCAGTCGGCGTACAATCAGCTGCCCTCCGTCTCGACCACGCTGTCGATGATTTCGACTCCTTCGTACCTGATCCGGGTGCGCGGCGAGTATGATCATCACGACACCGCGGCGATGGGTCGCTGGGGCGTCAGCATCCAGGAGGCTCAGCGCCTCGGGATGCGGCAGGGCCACTTCCAGTTCGCACGCACTGCATTGCTCTACGGGCTGAACCCGTCGAACGGCGAAGGTCTCGTCAACGCGAATGGCGCGACTTCGGTCAATCTGCCGCCGGATTCCAACGGCGACACCACCGTCGTCACCTACGACAACGGTCAGATGGGTCTGTTCCTGGTTCAGCAGATCCAGCAGATCAAGACGCGCACCAACCAGCTCGGCATCGGGAAGAAGTTCACGATCCTCGGGCCGCAGCGCGTGCTCGGAACCTTCGAGTACAACGTCGTCCAGCTGGTGCAGTACCAGCGCGGCGGCGCCGGTACGTCGTCCACCGCGGGTCTCGTCAAGGATGTTCTCGCGATGAACGGCGACGAGATTCTGTGGTGCTACGACGACACCCTGATCGGTCAGGGCGCGGGCGGCAACGATCTCGTGGTCATCACCATGCCGGAAGTCACCAAGCCGGCGGGCGACAAGATCAACACCAACGAGTTCGCCAAGCTCGCTCCGGGCATCGACGCATGCACCCTCATGTATTGCGACATGGCGGCGCCGCGTGAGATTCCGACGCCACTCGCGGGCGGCGCGATCGACGTACTGCAGGAATGGCGCATCACTTCCGGGTGGGGCATCCGTCCGGAAGCGATTACGCTGATCTCGATGCAGTATCAGTAACACTAATCCCGCGGCAGTAGAACTCTGCTAGGCCAGCAGAGCCGTTGATGCGGAAGATGTCCTGGTCTCTGGCGCCAACGCCGAGAGATTGTCGGTATGAGGACGACCCGCGGGACTTTTAACGAGAGGGAGAGTGTCATGCGTCTCTACATCGCCAACTGCACTCAACAGGTGCAGACCTTCATGTACCGCACGCCGGAAGAGTCGGGCGCAATGTCCGGCGGAATGCGGGTGCAGCAGATCGAGATCGGGTCGCAAATCCCGATCACCGGCGACCTGAACCAGATTCAGATCGACTCGATCGTCGGTCAGCACCGCAAGTATGGTCTCATTTCGGTCCACGAGGTGGACCGTAACAAGGCGTTCGCAGGTCTGTGCTACTCGATCGACAAGCCGGTGCCGATCTCCAAGCTGCTTTATGTCATGCAGAACAACAAGAAGTTGATGGACGAGCGCGGGCGCAAGACCAGGCTGGAGGCGGCCATCGCCGTCAACCAGCAGGTCGAAAACAACATGGCCGACCAACTCAAGAAGCTCGAGATCGAGGTCAAGGAAGAAAAGACGGGCAGCGGTCCCGAGCACGAGCCGGTCGAGGAGCGGCTGCGGGTGACGCGGTCGGAAGATCCGACGCCGGTCAAGGAAATGACCCGGTCGCAGCGCAGGGGGCGGCGAGATGGCTAACTGCGCAGGCGTCCCGCCGGGCAACGACGACGTGCAGCTGTTCACTCGCGCAGGAGAATACGTGACGACTGTCACTATTCCAGCTTACTTGCCGGGTGTCATCCTGTGGGGGAGCCGCTTCTTTCATAACGAAGGCGGGCGCTACATCGAGACGATGGCCTTCACCTCGATCGAGGCGCCGCGCTAAGTGGCTCAGACGCCTAACCTTGCCGGCTTTCAGTGGTTCTTGGCGAATGTCGTCGCCATCGACACGAACAATCTCGATCCCAACGCGCCAGTGGTGAACTTCGCCTTCAACGTCGCGCTGGGGATCGTCAATCCTCTGCTGGCGACGGTGTGCATCCCGAACCAGCAGAATTCGCCCTACACTCGATCGCAATATGATCTCGCCGTCTACAATCTCGCCGCGGACCTCGTGATTAACTGGGCCGTCGACCCGCCGGGAGCGCCGACCGCACAGTTGCCGGACGGAACGCAACTGGCGTTCTTCGAGAGGTTACGATACCGCTGGGGCATCGGCAACGCGCACTTCGGCGTCGTCGCGTCGATCTCTGACGTGAGTACTTCGACTTCCATCGAGGTCATCGAGGCGGCCAAGACGTTTACGCTTGGCAACCTTCAGAACCTCAAGACGCCCTATGGGCGTCAATATCTCGCCATTGCACAGTCCTACGGGACGCTGTGGGGTCTCACATGAAGAAACTTCTGCTGCTCCTGTTGCTGTGGTCGCTGCCTGCGGCTGCTCAAGCGCCGTTCCAGACCTCACTCGGCTTCTGCAATCTCGGCTCGGTGGCGTCAGCTGTCGGAATCACCTCAACCAACTGCGTGTTCGCATCGTTCACCGGTGTCATTGCAGGCAATCAGCTTACAACCAGCTCCGTCACCGGTAGCGTCTTGCCGGGGCAACCAATCGTCGGCACTGGCGTGCCATCTGGCACTTATGTGCTGCGGACAGTCTCCGGCGGAGGCGCAAACGCGGCGGGCGTCTACCTGCTCTCGACGACCTCGACCGTCAGTTCGGAGTCGATGACCGCTGCTGGCATTCCGCCATTCGCTAAATACGTTCTGCTGTGTGCTTCGACGCAGAACGTCAACTGGCGTGACGACGGCGTGGCGCCGACTGCATCAGCGAGTGGCGGCCAACCGATCCCCGCCAGTTCCACCAATGGTCCGAACTGCATCGGATACAATGCGACGCTGCAGGCGAGCACGACGCTTCCTGGCGGCAGCATCTCCAATCTTCAGTTCATTCAGCAGGCAGCTACCGCCGCTCTCAACGCATCGTTCTACCAATGACGCGCGCGATCGCCGCCTTCGCCGTGTTGCTCTCGTTGATGGCGCTCGCGTCGTCTGCGCCGTCGCCGATGGTCCCGTTCAATGCGACCGAGTTCGGCGCAGCGATGGTTCCTGGACAAGGACCGATGTCGCCAAGCAGATCGCGCTCAGGCGGTGGGGGACCGCCTCCGACGTGTTCGAATGAGATGGACTTTTCGCAAGCGTGCAACAGCCAGTACATAGGAGCGTTCTGATGCGTGTATCTTTCGTTGCTTTTGGGTTGACTGCGCTCGGAGTCAGCTTTGCGGGAGTTGCTTTCGCTCAGCAACAGGACCCCGTCGTCGGCGTCCAGCTCAAGAGCACGCAGTGGGAATACATCCGCCAGGTGCTCGGCAAGCGCCCGCACGAGGAAGTCGCGCCGCTCATGGACGATATCGGTGGGCAACTCACGCGCCAGTACCAGGGTCTCGTGAAGAATCAGACCGATGCGCTCGAGAAGGCCGTTCGCGACAAGATCGCGAAGGAAGCGAAAGAAAAGGCTGACGCTGACGCGAAGGCCAACGCCGCGGCGCCGCCGCCGGATCAGCCTAAGGAGTAATTCCCGATGAAGTGGCGCAACCTTCTACGCGTCCTGGTTTGCGGTCTCGCGCTCGACGCCAGCGCGCTGCCAACCTACGCCAATTGGCTCTACACGCCGGGCGCTGGACCGAGCGCGTTCGTTTCATTCAATTCGACGACGACACCGGCTGGTACGGGACTGTGTGCAGCGGCGAACACAGACTGCACCGCTACAGTGCCGATCAATACGGCCGGCGCCCAGCTTTTCAATTCAACAACACCCGGCGTCGTCTCGCTCAACACGACGCCTTCGCTCGCCAATGGCAGCGGTGTCGTTCCGACGCAAGGCGGGTCGGTCCTAGCAGCGAACAACCCGCTTCCCGCGCAGTTGTCGCAGGCGGGTGCCGCACTCAGCGCGACCAATCCGCTGTTCACAAACATCTCGGTTGGCAGCGCGGCCATCGGCGCGACCAATGGTCTCTACACGAATATCTTGCAGGGCAACGCTGTTCTCGCGGCGGGCAATCCGATCTTTGTGTCTCCGGGAACAGGCGCGACGTGGGGACTCGCCGCCGGCACAAACATCATCGGCAAGGTCGGCATCGACCAGACGACGCCCGGCACGACGAACGGCGTCCAAGTGAATGCGGCGCTTCCGGCTGGCACCAACCTCATGGGCAAGGTTGGTATCGACCAGACCACGGTCGGCACCACGAACGGCGTCTCACTGGCGCAGATCGGCGCGACGACGGTTGCGACAGGAAACGGCGTCTCTGGTGCCGGCTCGCAGCGCGTCAACATCGCGTCAGACAACACGGCCTTCGCGGTCAATGCGACACTCCAGGCGAGCGCCACCACGGCGATCGGCAAGGTCGATCCGAACACTATCGGAAATTGGGGTCTTCAGGTCAGCACGCAGAACTCGGCCACGCCGACGAATGGCGCCCTCGTGCTCGGCCAGTTCAATACCTCGCCGACGACCATCACTAGCGGCAACGTCTCGCCGCTCCAGATGGATGCCAACGGCAACCTGCTGGTCAACATCAAGGCCGGAGCTGGTTCTGGCGGAACGGCGCTCGCAGATGGCGCGACTTTCACCATCGGAACCACGAGCGAGACACCCGCCGCCTGCACCTACGTGAGCGGAGGAATCACCGTCACCTCGGGCAAGTCGTCGGTGCTGTCCTGCACGTCGACGGCATCGCTGCATACGACCGTCGACAATGCCGCGACCTATGTGACCAGCGCCGCTGATGCACAGGCGACCTCGTCCTCTGCCGGCGCTCCCGTGGTGAACTTCGGCTACGTCTACAACGGATCGACTTGGGATCGGATGCGTTCCACCGGATCGGATGGCGGGCTCGTCGTTGGCGGCAGCGCGAAGGGCGGTCTCGCAGTCGTCAACGGAGGCAGCTTCTACGAGGCCGTGGCGGCGAGCCAGACCGCGACAGTGTTGCAATCCTCGACCGGAGCCGCGGGGGATTATCTCTCCCATTGCGTAATCTACCCGGCATCAACATCGCCCGGAGTGGTGACGGTCTTCGACAGCACGAACACGGCAGCAAATTCAGCCATCTTGTTCGCGGGCGGATCAACGAGCCTATCGAACCTCGCGCCGATTCCGATCCCAGTGGGCGCAGTGAGCGTGAACGGCGCATGGAAGGTAACCACGGGACCGAACGTGTCCGTGGTCTGCTATGGGAAGTTCAGTTAATGTTGCGGGCATGGTTCGCTGTCCTTGCACTGGCGTATTCGCTCGTCCCGGCGATAGCGCAGTACCAAAGCTTCCCGCCGGGCGTATTCGGTGGGCCGGCGGCGTATGCTCCGAGCAGCGGAGGCGGGGGCTACAGCGGCCCTGGTGACGCCATCAGCGGAGCAAAAGCATTCTACTCCTGTGCGCGGGCGTACAATGCCGCCTATGCCGCTGCTACGGGAAATTTATGCGATATCGTTGATACTTCGACAGGAGGCTTTTCTTGTACCATGAAGGCAGCAACGAATGGTTTTGCTGACCTAACTTCTTTGCTTTGTACTGGAGGAACACTGAGCGTCACAACATTCTGTACCGTCACGCACGCGGCAGGATGCTCGGTTACCCAAATGTATGACCAGAGTGGAGCTAATTCTTGCACTTCGGGCGCGGCGCCATGCCCTGTGTCGCAGGCTACTCTCGCGACGATGCCGACATTGACACTTAACGCGCTAAACAGCCTTCCGTGCGTTACTTTCGCCGGTTCTCAAGCACTTGTCAGTGGTGTGTCATTGACGCTTGCGCAGCCAATAAGCTTTGGCGCTGCGTCGAAAAGAACCGGAAACTTTACCACCAATGCGAATATTATTGGCGATAGTGGCGGAAACGTTACGCCATTTTACGCGAACGCGACGAATAGCGTTAAGCTTTGGGCCGGAAGCAACAGCGCCAGCGTAACCGTGTCAGACAGCGTTTTCCACGGGCTTCAATTCCTTGCTAGCAGCACATCGTCGATCATCAACGTCGATGGAACCGATACTTCTGTTAGCACTTCAACCAACGGGTTTTCAGCGGCGAGCGTTGAGTTCGGTTATACCTCCCTCATCGCCACGATGTGCGAAGGATGGTTTTACGGAACGGCGCTGACTTCAGGCAACCGAACGTCGCTGTTCAACAACATGAATGGCTCAAGCGGTTACAATGGTGGCTTGTGAGAGCACTCCGTACACTCATTGCTCTGCTGTTGATCGTTGAGCCTGCGTGGCCGCAGAGCTTCAACATATTCGACACGACAACGACGAATCCGATCATTCCGGCAAGTCGTCTTCTCGGCACGGCTTCTGGAAATTGGCAACCTGGGGTTACTTATAACGGCGGCATACCGACTCGAAACACTATCTGCACGACGCTGACGGCGAATGGGACGGACGACACAACGCAGATCAACAGCGCCTATTCGACGTGTTGCACGTCGGCGACCTCGGAACTCAACGCTCAAGTCATCAAGCTGAATGCCGGAGAGTTCAAAGTCAGCGGGAACGGGATCGACATTCCGCTCGGGTGCTCATATGTATCGCTGCGCGGTTCTGGGCTCCCTGCGGCAATGGCGACCGGCGGAAACTTATCCAATGATAGCGCGAGTTCGCTTAACTATGTCTCGGGAACCGCGATTATCAAGTCCGACCGGAACACAAACCACAACTACGGCATTCTTCACGTTGGGCGCGTACCGAACTGGACCGCAGTTACGCCGGGGTATTCCGGAGGGAACGGCACATCGACCAACCTGACTGCCGATGGGACGAAGGGAAATACTACCGTTACCGTTACCAGCACCTCCGGTTTGAGCATCGGGCAGGTGGTCCTTATCGATCATGTAGCAGACAGTGACCCGAACGTCTTCTATGGCAATCGGAACGATCTTTCGGGGTATTTTACCGGGTCGCTGAGTGGCACTTCGTTGACATTCACCTCAGCGCAGAACGGCCCCACCGGCGTCGACGGCTCGGCCAACGTGTCGTTTTCCGGCACAAGTATGACGATCAATTCAGCGCCAGCCACAGGCTACGTATCGCAACTGAACATCGGCGGTGTGCAAGTCGTCGGCGTGACCGTATTCGATACGTCGAACAACTATTACGGCTACATTACTGCGGGAACCTATCCCGGCCCCTTTACGATGAGCCAGTCAAACAGCGGTAGCAACGTCAACATCAATCTTGGCGGCGTCATCCCGCAAGTAGGCTACCCGATCTTCGACAGCACGTTCTCGACCTCTTACGGGTTCATCACAGGTGGCACGTTTCCGAACTTTACGATGGGGCAATCCAACCCGACGCGGACTGGCGTCACGCTGACGGCTGGCGGTGGCTCGCGCAGGTTCTTCTCCCGGCAGGATCGCTCCGTCAGTCAGTTGATGAAAATTACCAATATCAGCGGCAGTACGATCACATTTGAGACGCCGTTCTATTACACTTTCCAGGTCGCACTTGGCGCGCAACTGTCGACGTTCGACGCCAGCAATTACCCCATCAGCACCGCGCTTGCCGTGGAGGAATTGTTGCTGTTCGGTGGCGAAGGGGGCGACGGCGAGGGCAATATGCCGATCGGCTATTGTGCGAGCTGCTGGGTCAAGCACGTCGAAAGCTACTGGTCGATCGGCACCGGCATCGGCCTCTATGGGTGCTATCGGTGCGAGGTACGCGACAGCTTCATGCACGAGACGCCTAGCCCGAATCCGGGGGGCGGCGGTTATCTCAGCGGCATGAACACTTGGACAAGCGACAGCTTGTTCGAGAATGACATCATGTGGCAGGGCAACAAGGAAGTGGTCGTCCGCAATGGTGGCGGTGGCAACGTCATCGGCTACAACTACATGGACGATGCCTTCGGTGGAACGTACCCCGAGAGCCCGGAGGCCGGCGTCAACGCAGCGCACAATACGACGACGCTGCTGGCCCTTATGGAGGGAAACTACTCTCAGAATTTCGAAGGCGACGCGTTCTGGGGAAATTCATACGAGAACACTGTTCACCGCAACTGGCTTTCCGGTATCCGCAGCGCGTCTCCTACCGGGATGTGCCCGAACATCACACCTTGCACGAACCTACGGGCCTACACTGCGTCCGGTTCGCCCGCTTATCCTTACGCCGATCTCTTGGGCCGTCGTATGGCCGATATTCAGGCCAACTCATATAATCACAATTTCACCGGCAATGTGCTCGGATTCAATGGCGAGACTTTGTTGAGTGCGTCGATCAGCGGCTTTTCCTGCACACAAACAACATGGGTTTACGAGGAGTTGGATTCGCTTATTTCCAACTGTCCAAACGTCATCCTTTGGAACATTGGAGCACAGCAAGACCCCAGCGGATTCCAGTGGGTCGGGAACACGTACACGACGCAGTTACGGAGTGGGAACTGGGACTGGAATTCGCAGAGCCAGCAGTGGCATGGCATCGGCGGGTCGAACGAATATGGCGGTAACCTGTCGCCTCCGTATCCGAGCGTCCCGAACTCGTACTATCTGCCCGGCGGTGCGGGCGCGACCATCCCGAGCTTCTTCTCCGGATCGAGCTACACCACGACAACGTGGCCTTGGGTCAACCCAGCGACCGGATACGTGGCTGGAGGTGCCATCACGTCTGGCACCTACAACAGCACCACGGGCGCAGTGGTGCTCACGGTGCCGTCCGGGCTAGCTCCCTCGGTTGGGACTCAGGTTTTCGTGACGGGCCTCTTGGGCACCGGAACAAACCTTGCCAGTTTGAACGGCTTGGTGACCACGACTTCGGGAACGGGCGGCACTACGATCAACTACACCGCGGCAACAGGGCAGGGCTCGATCACCATTACTGGCGGCTTTGTTAATGTCGTTGGTGGTGGACTCCCAGCGATGCGCCGCTTCCTTAACAACACGCCGAATACGCTCTGATGCCCGTCCTCCACTTAGGCGTCATCGATCAGCCCTACCAGACCGGCCGCGAGTCGACTGGAGATGTCGCCGAGATTCTCGAGGCGAAGTACGAAGTGATGGGCCACTTCGTGAAGAAGCACGAGCAAGACATCGCTAACGACCTGGAAAATTCGCTCGAAGGCGCGCTCGAGAATGTGCTACTAGGTGGACCGCCTCCGTCCGATCCGTTCGCCGCTGCGACCAGCGCGATAGACAATAGATTCAAGAAGTTTCTCAGTAGCAAGGAGATGGACAGCCTAGGAGTACCGGGCGTCCCGACGCAAGCCTCGCTCGCTGGCACCAGCAAGCGGTTCAAACAGAAACAGAAGAAGGGCCGCGGTCCGCGCCCTTCGTTCATCGACACGGGGCTTTATCAAGCTTCGTTCAAGTCCTGGGTCGACTAGAGGAGACAAAAGATGTCCGTCACGCCAAACCAAGTGATCATTTACGGATCGGCCGACATGCCGGAGGTCGACGGCTCGACTGTCGGTGGCGCGATCAACTTCGCCAACCGCGTCGCGTTCTACGATCTTCCGTCCGCAATGGCGCTCGACGTGGTATCATCGTCCGCGTCGGACACCGCGACCAAGATCCAGGTATCCGGACGCGACTCGACTGGCACGGTGCAGACGCCTGCTGCTGTGACGCTCACCGGCACCACCGTCATCACCAGCACCTTTGGCGGGCAGTCGTTCCAGCGTCTCCTCGCGGGAGTCATCTCCGGCGGTGCGATCGGCTCCTTGACCAACCCCGGCGGCACGTCTGCGGTCGGCGATGTCGCCGCGATGGGACACACTCGCCTCATTGCCGGTCACACGGCGCAGGCCGGCTCTTCGAACACGTCCGGCACCACGCCACCGCTGTTCAAGCTGCAGTCCGGCGATGGCGCGACCATCGGAGCGACGACTTACGCCGGCCTCAACCTCATCATCCGCATCACTGGCGGTACTGGCGCCGGTCAGCTGCGCATGATCTCGGCGCAGTACGCGTCTGGCACCTATGGCGCGGACACCGTCGCGGTCAATCGTGACTGGGGCACCGTTCCCGACAACACTTCGACCTACGACATCGCTTACGGCTTCCTGTTCGACATCCTGCCGAATCCCGTCACCGGCATCACTCGCGTCTTCACCGGTGCGCAGTCTGACGTTCCCGGCGGCTCTACTCGCGTGTTCTACGAGAAGATTTTCTGGTCGAATACCAACACTACGACCGCATTGCTCGGCGCTGCGATGCAAGTGCTATCCGAATCCGGGTCGCTGCCTGTTGGCGCTTCGCTCGACCTCGCACTGACCACGGCGCTCAACGACAACGCGACCTCGACCAACCGGCAGACCCTGCCGACCAATCAGGGCGGCGGCGCGCTGAGTTTCGTGGTGCAGCCGAGCGCGATTCCGGTGCAGTCGCCCGGTACGCTGCCCAACGGCAATGCGGCTTCCGGCGCGCAGGCGGGGTGGCTGCGCTTGACGCTCGCTGCTGGAACGACCGTTTACCAAGGCGCGGCCGACCTGCGCTGCACTGGATCGACGACCTGACTTCGGGGGAGCGGAGTCAGGAGGAGAAACGATGGCGATAGTCTTTGCAGATCTCGTAAGGCAAGCCGTATCTGGTGCGCCCGGCACGGCGAGCACCATCTCGCTGGCAGGCGCGCAAACCGGTTGGTTGACGTTCGCCCTCGCGGGCGTTGCCAACGGCGCTACCGTGCGCTACGCCATCAACGATAACGGCGCCAGCGAGATCGGCACCGCGACTTACAATTCCTCCGGACCTTCGCTCACCGGGCGCACTCCGACGAAGTCGACCAACTCCAACGCGGCGATCAATGCGTCGGCGCAAGCGATCGTCATCGGGTGTCTGGCGGCGGAAGACACTATTATTACATTGGGCAGCACTACGGCCAGTTTGAATGGATCAGCAGTAGGAACAACAGCTAATCCTTTATCGGCATTGGTGTGGACTAATAGTACCGGTCCTCAGTTTCTCAATGGCAGCGGTTCACTTTCCGGGGGTGTTAACGGAGCTGAAATATTCAAATACAGCGACAACAACTTTTATTTGGACAATTATGACGCTGGTAGTTTCGTATTTCGCGGAAACTCATTCGCTCAATTGATGACAATAACGGGCGCAGGCAAAGTCGGCATCGGAACATTCCAAACGCCCGACAGCCTGCTGACCGTGAACGCCAACACTGCGGCCGGCTCCTCGCCGCCGTCCGGCACCGTCGCGCACATCGTTGGCGCGGCGGGTTCGTCCACGAACATTCTGTCGGATACCTATGGCGGCCGAACAGCGTGGGCGTCGCGCCGCGCGGACGGGACCATAGGCTCACCAAGCGCCGTCCAAAGCGGCGACAACATCTTCGCATTCACCGGGTTCGGCTACGGGGCGACGGGATACTCATCCGCCGCTCGCGTGCTGATTAATGCTCTTGCCGCGCAAAACTGGAGTGATACAGCACAGGGCACGCAGCTCGTCTTTCAGACGACCGCGCTCAACACGACGACCACTGCGACGGCGATGAGCATCTTCGCGTCCGGCGCGGTTGGTATTGGAACGGGGACGGACCCCGGCGTCGGCGGTCTCAACGTGCTCTCGACGCAGGGAGCGAGCGTCGTCCCCGTCGTCATGGGCAGCACGGCGTCTTGGCTGTCGATGATTACCGCTTATGGGGGGCCATACGCGCTGTTCGTTTCTCCGCTCGGCAACACGGCACTGCGGGCAGCGTCGCGCACGTCGGACTATGTCGGTGGGACCTCGCCGGTTCAAGACATCATCGGCATGGACCTCTACGCCTATCACGACGCCACCACGAACACGGGGACGCCGCCGTACAACGGCGCGTGGGCGACTTATTGGTTAGTCGAGCGAGCTTTCGGAGCCTACGCCGCAATCAACCTGTTTGGTTGCGAGTGTTCTATGGTTAACTTGGGTGCTGGGGTGCAAGCGGATCCATTCAACGCCAGCAGCGCCGGCATGAACACCATTTTTCGCCTCGATAGCGGGTCTGGCACGTCCACCATTGGTGGGCACCCGGTCAATCCGCTCACGACGGGGGTGGAGGTATCCAACGACGGGGGGGCCTTCTACAACGCGTTCCGAGTCAACTGCAACGCGCTGGTCGCGCTCGGATCGACGCCGAACTATCAGGCCATCCAACTGGCCTCGATACCGACCGGGAGCGCGGGCGACGGTCATTCCATCGCGTGGTACAGCGCCGCCAACACCGTTAGCGGCTGGATAGACGTCGACACCCTTAGCGAGATGAGGTTTCATAGCGTCGGCGTCTATAAGATGGGCGACGCGGCCACGCCGGTTGCCAGTCTGGGGCTGACCGGCAGCGCCTCCGGGGCGACGGGCGGGGCGTTCTTCGCTATCGCGAACACCTCGACGGTCGTCTTTTCGCTCGGGAACTACAGCGCTGCCTGGGGACACAGCCACACTGGCGCACCCAGTTACGACGCGTTGGGAACTTGCGTCGCGACCACTGACCTGGTCATTCAGCCGACAAATTGGCTGTATGTTTCCGGAATGCATGAATCGGGTCCTGGCGGTTTCAACTCGGGGGGGACAACCCCGATTCAGCCCAGCGGTCTAGCGTTCGGTTGGAACCAATCTGGCGGTGGCGGAGAGGCCAACATCGTCAACAATATCGACACCGGCGCTGGCACCACCGGTCCGTGGGACTTCATCTTCCAGGATTGGAACGGGACGACGCTGAGCAATCTCGCCTACATCAACAAGGGCGGCGGCATCTACATCCCGAACACGTTGATGCAGACGACGGTCGGCGGTGGCTACGGCACCGGCACTACGGGCACGCTCCCGACTCCCGGCGTGGCTGGCACCGCGGATACATTTTTCGCGGACGGGTTCTTCAGCTCGGACAGCACCGCCAGGACGGTCCCGTACAATTCGTCTGGAGTGTGGATCGGCGACGCATTGCAGTCGACGCTCTTCATCGGCAACACCAGCGCCGGCACCACCGACCCTACTCCGCAGGGGTCGACGCAGACTTGCACATTTAGCACCGTCAAGACTAACGCTGCGGCCGGGTCCAGCGTCTATGGGCAAACAGGCAGCCAACTCATTCATGTAGTCGGCGGTTGGGCCGGGTCGGCATGCACGTTCACGCAGAGCGTCACGCTCGTGAACGGGGTTAAGACCTACAATTTGAGCGCGGCGCCAACGAATCATGCTTATGTGCCCGGCATGCCCGTGGTGTCATCGGGCAGCCCCGGCGTCCTGCCGGCGAGCACCGTCATCGTCAGCGTGAGCGGCAACACCATCACACTCAACAACGCCCCGACGACGCCCGGCGCGTGCACCCTCACGTTCTGGGCCGGCAGGCCGGTGACCGCGCCGATCACCACCACGCCGACCGTCCCGACCGTGGGTTATAACCCCTACGCAGGAACTCCCGGAGACACTTTCGCGGTCAATGGCATGGTCAGCTTTTACGACAACGGCCTCGGGATCGGCGAATGGCTGGAATGTTCCGTCGCGCAATTTACGCCGGGGTCCAGCACCGCAAACTATCAATGCAAATTAACACAAGCCATCGTCACTGCCGGCAACCTCACGCTATTTGGTTCTGGGGGATCGCTAACTTCAGCGCATCAAATTGGCTGCAGTATCCAGTTCCTCGTCGGAGGAGGAGGCTATGGCGTGTTTGTTGCTTCGCCGGGCGGTGCCGGTTTTAACTTTGCAGGAACGGGCACCGGCCACATCATGGACTCGTCATTCTCAGTGTCGACGCCGAGCGAACCGACCATCAAGCGCGACATTGAGAAGTTGCCGTCCATGATCGATGCAGTCATGGCCATCGACCCGGTGACGTTTTGGTACACAGACGAGTGGCGTGAACAAGACCACAGGATCGGATTTCTCGCGCGCGACTTCGGCGGATTTGGCGGCGCCAAGGAGCGGCTGCCCGCCGCCGTTCGAGACATCATCGTCACGGATGAGACTGGCGTGACGGGTTTGCGGCAGGGAGGCATGCTTCCCGGGCTTTGGCGCGCGACGCAAGAGGTAATAGACAGGCTCAACGGCATCGAGGCCCGCGTCGAAGCCCTCGAAGGGAGGCCGCATTGAGCCACACTCCTGAACGACATCATCCATGGTGCAATTTCGGACAGCATTCCGGGCCGCCGGACAAGTGCTGCCAATGCATCGATTTCTACAAACGCTTCCCCTTAAGAAAGGGCGAAAACGGCAGAGACATGACGCTACGCTATTTCCCCGGCGTAGAAGTCATCGAATAGGAGGCCACATTGAGGATTACTCGGCTCAAAGCCATCGAATGGTTCAACGCGCTCTCCATGCTGGAGCAGTCGCCCGTCACGGGGGCGAACGGCAAGCCCGTGCCCTACGACCTACCGGCCGAGCAGTTCGTCCTTGTCTGGCAGATGCTCAACGCGCTGCGCCCACACGTTGAGGCGTTCCAGAAGGCGCGCGAGGCGCGGATGAAGGTGCTGGCCGATCGGCCCGAGGAGGAGCGCGCCGAGGAACTCAAGCAGGAAGTCGAGCGACTGCAGGAGACGTTCTCCGTGCGCATGCCCAAGAAGCGGCTGGATCTCGACATCGGCCGGACCAAGGTCATGCCGTCACTGCTCATCGCGCTCGAAGGGCTGTGGAACAAGCCTGAGGTCGAGCTGGAGGACGAGGAAGAACAGTTGTCCGAGGCATTCAAGATTTTGCAGGCCGCAGAATAACGCATGTTCGGTCTCGGCGCACTCGGCCAGTTAGCTCTTGGTCAGGCGGGGCTGTTCACGGTGACCGTGGACTCCGCCGCGCCGACCGAGTACGCCGGCCAATTCGTGCGTGATGGCGTGTCGCTTGATGAAGTACTATTCAGCGTTTCGAAAGACGCTCAATCGCTGCTCGAAGTGCTGGCAACAAGCGATCGCTCGGATTCCTCGATCAGCCTGGAGGCTTTTCAACCCGTTCGCAGGGACACTACTCTTCCGACCGAATACCAGGATGTGGTCCGATCGGATTGGCGACCTTCCGTCGAGTTCGTCGAGTCGATCAGTTCTGACGCTGATTCCGGCGTCGGCCTCGAAATTTTCGGAAGCGTTCGAGCCGAGTCGGCGCCTCGCATTGAAGCCACTCCTTCTGCCGCGTCCGACACTCGCCTTCCAGTCGAACTTCTTTCCGGGTCTCCGACCGTTACGACCGACGCCGGTGCTCCGATAGAGATAACATCTGGCGTCGCCGCGGATCGACAGACGCCAACAGAGATTTATGCTGCACTGCCGTCGATCGATGCCACTTCGCAAGCAGAGACGACGCCTTCAGTTCGATCGGAGACTGGTGTTCCGGCGGAGTCTTCATCCCCGGTCTTCGTCACCGACAGCGCCGTTCGATCTGAGTCTCTGTCCAGTGTCGTCGTTGATCGAATGACGCAAGATGAAATCACGCTGACATTGTCGCCGAAAGACGCATCGCTGCCCTTGGAACTGACTGAACCAACCGTGTCCGCGAATTGGTCCGCGCCGGTCGAGCTGCTTGGCAACGTGGCCGTCATTGGCGATGCGAATACGCAGATTGAGACCGTTGGAAGCACGTCGCAAGACTGGATCACCTGGATCGACACGCTCGGTCAGGTTTCGATGGTGACGGGCGATGGGGCGATCCAACTCGAATTCGTTCAGTCGGTGCAGTATTCAGACTCCGACCTGGTGCTCGAAATCCTGCAGTGGGCGCGACTGCGACCGAACCGCAACGAGCTGTGGTCGGAAGAGTGGTCCGGGCTCGACACGATCGGAGGTTTCTGATGGAGACGGCACGCGATTGGTTGTTCGTGGCGTCTCATCAAAAGAGGTATCAGGGGCCCAGGCTCACAGAAAGACAAAAAGATGAAATTGCGGAAAGAATGCGACGATACGAAAAAAGATCGTCGGTAGCGAAGCAATTCGGAATTCCGGAAAGTACTGTTTGGTATATAGCGCGACAACGTGGCGTAGAGCCACGACCGACTGGTCGCCCCGGTCCACGCGGACCGCGCAAGCCGAGACAGCCGTAAAATGGTCACCGCGACAGAACCGACCAAGCAGGAATACGTCTTCACGCGGTACACGCGCCTCGTGTTGCCGGTGGACGGCTACATATTCTGGCTGCGGTCGAACCTCGTGTCGCCGTCCGCGCAGTTCAACGCGATGGGCTTCAACACGATCGCGATCGACGGTTACGGTCCTGTGCTTCCGCCGGTCACGGCGCGTGTCAAGGGGACGGTGCACTACTCGACGACGCAGCACCAGGACGCCGACAAGGTTTACACGTCCAACACCGTGCACTTCAACACGATGGAAACGGTGCAGTTCCTCAACGCGATCG